ACCTGATCGCCGTATGCCTTGCCCCAGTTGGCGCGTTCAATTTTGCCATCAGCCACTGCCAACACAGGTGTGCCAACAGGCACTGCAAAATCTACGCCAGTGTGATAACCCTTTGACCACATCTTTCCGGGCTTTTTGTAGGCAGTTGTAATTTTGCCATTCTTAATTGGCAGGGACATCTTGTTCCTTAAAATTTTGGCCTGTCCACTTGTCGCCAATTCCTGCGTACTTGCCTCGAAAGTTTGCGTTGTAACTGGTTTGCTTCCAAGTGCCATCTAGTCCGATAGATGCAATAAAGGCTTGACCGACTGGCTCACTGTCTGGAAATTCTAGATCGCCTAAAGTTTCGTTATTCACAACAATTACTGCTTCAACAACACCATCTTTTATTTTTGCAAAATGTGCCATTATGCCAACACCCTAACTATTACTATGCCTGAACCGCCTGCGCCGCCAGTACTTGATCCTCGCCCACCGCCGCCACCGCCGCCTGTGTTTACAGTTCCTGCAGTTCCGACTCCAGAATTTGACCCTGCGCCCCCGCCAGCAGTTGCAGTGCCACCTGTTACTGTTCCTGCGCCACCACCGCCGCCACCTCTTGCAACTGCAGTCCCGTTTATTGACGAAGTTAAACCTGCGCCACCAGCGCCGCCCGTTGTGGTAGCACCATTTGAACCAACCGCATTAGCACCGCCACCACCACCGCCGTTTGTGTCGATTGATGATGAACCGCCAGTGCTGCCTTGATAAGAAATGCCAGTTGCACCAGCACTGCCGCCATAGCCGCCGCCGCCAGAACCGCCCAGACTTGCCGGTTGCTGCGATCCAGTAATAGTTCCGCCACCTTTGCCGCCGCCAAAAGTTACAAAATAATCTAAAAGACTAAAAGTCCCATTTGCATTACCAGCACCACCAGCACCGATTGTCACTGTTTTTGTGCCAGTTGCTATGTATAGGCTGTTTAAGGTTTGTGCGTTACCACTTGTTTCTGTGGAAATACTATTCATGTATCCGCCTGCACCGCCGCCGCCGCCAGTTTCTGCCGAAGTACCGCCTGTTTTTGTTCCACCACCAGCACCGCCAGCAATACATAAAACGTCAATCAAGCCAGCCTTGCTGAAAGTAATTGTGCCGCTTCCAGTAAATGCATATGCCTTGTAATTAAAACCACCTGATGAGAATGTTGTAGTCGTGGGACTGCCCGTAGTGCCAGAGATTGCACTATCAGTTAAAAGAGCAGCCCCACCGGCAAAAGGGATAACTGTCCAAGCGTTTAACGCTGTTCGCACAAGTGCCGCCGATTGGTATTGAGACAATGTCGCGGCTGTATTTGTTACAGTCACACCTGCACCTGCTGCAAAAGTTACAGTTCCAGCGCCAAGGTTCACAACGTTCAAAGTTGTATTTGTGGGCCATGCCACTGATGCAGTTGGTGGGATTGTGTACGTTTGTGCGCTGGCGTTGCTAGACGTTACTGTCTTGCCAATGTCCGTCAGTGCAAAAGTGTAAGTTGCGCCTGTCTGGGCATTGTAAGTCGGTATTGCTACCGCGCTATCAAACCCAGTGGCCACAGTCTGAATGGCGGTTGCGCCATCCTTAACGTAGTCAGTGCTTGTGGGGTAAGTAACCCCAAAGTATGTTGTTGTGCCGCTCATTTATAGATCATCCCATTCCTCTGTAATTGGAGTATAACTTGCCCACGTTACAGTAGGTGCGATTTGCAGCCATACTTTGTGCGGGTATGTCTCGGACAGTGCCGAGCAGACTAGTGTCAGGTCACTTGTGTACCTTGTCAGATTCCACCGCATGCCCTCGACAAAGCCATCAAATGTGGTGCCAAATACTGCTGGCAGCTGCTGAGTGTAAACCGCCGAGCCTACAAGCATGGTGATTAGGGCATCTCGTGTGGCATCGCTAACAGTTGGGCTGTGTAGTGGAATTGTCAATTCTTCGGGGTAGGTGCGTGGGAATGCCCGAGACTCAAGGAATGCTGCTGCCTGTATTTGGGCATCTGCGTTGTTGTGCAAGGTAGTTAATCGAGTGCCTGCTAATTGGCCATAAGATTGTTGGCTGGTGTAATCCGCCGCATATTCCTCATGGCCGTTGTGAGTTGTAACAGTTACATCATTGACAATCTCTGCCCACTGGGCGGCCTGTCGCAACCCTGCTGCCAGTAGATCATCGGATGTCAAGGTCAATGGCACATAAGATGCGCGGGCATCGTATGAGTCGTAATGCAGTGAGCCATCGCGTGATTCAAACAAGAAGCCACGACCAGATTGAGCAGCTGACTGCACAAGGGCTAGGGCATCAGTAACCCCGCCAGTGTAGGCAGCCAGTTCGTATGTGCCGGGCGTGTCAATGTCTGCGATTAGATCGTTTACCAGCGTGATGTTTGAGCCATCCCAGTTTGCCCAGGTGGCGATGTTGCTAACACTTGACCAGATCAAGTCCCCTGGCACTTCATCCCAATCTTGCAAAAATACATCGCTAAGAATGTTTAATACTCTTGTGCCGTCAAACTCTTTGGCATACCCAAGTCCGCCTTTAGTGTGCTTATTGACTAGCGACAATGGGCCAACAGCTGTGATGTTGTAGATGGCCACAGATCCCTCTGAGCCGTAGGCATCTAGGGTGATGTCAATGTCTGAGATTATGCCTGTGTAAATTGTTTGATAGGCCGCCGTTGAGTCTTGGATCTGAATTGCAATACTGTCGGACAAATTGACGTTTAATGCTGTGTCTGCATCAGTCCACAACCTTACGCTAGCGATGCCGGGCTGTGCCTGCTCGTAGATGTCGCGCCTGCCAAGACTTATGCCAATACTGCTGATTGTGTTATCTGCGTACTCAACCGCGCCAGCAAACACCACTTTTGGATATGGCGTGTACGTTGTCACAGTGTCGCGCCAACTAGGTTGATTGGGCCTGTGCGCCTTGCGCTGTTTTGCAGCAGCTTCTCAATTGATCGCCTGGCTGATTCTGCATCAATAACGCCGTTAATGTTTATTACTGTGTTACCACCAGTGCCGCCGCTTAAAGATCTGATTGATCCCGAGCCTGCTGGCACAAACATTTCAGGGCCAAACTCGCCAACCCTGTAAGCCTGTCCACCCATTACTGAGCCACCTGCTGCTTGCCCTTTTGGCTTTGTCTTTGGTCTTGGTGTAAATCCTGCTTCTGGAATGTTTAAGTTAAGTGGATTTTGTATAAACCTAAAGAACGGCAAAGCCCTTTCGTAAGCAGCTGATGCACTGTTAATTGCGTTTGCTATCGTCTCAAGAGCACCTGCAATAGAGACCAGTATGTTTGTTGTTGAGTCGCCATCCTCAGTAACCGTTGAGAATAGTCCAGCAAAGGCATCAGTGACAGCTCGCAAAGATCCGCCCAAACTGTTTGCGCCGTTGCCCTCAAAGTTGCCTGCGAGTTCCCTAGCACGATTGCTTAATCCCTCGGGATCTTCGCCACTAAATCCCTTGGCCATAAGGTTTACATTTTCAAGCAGTTTTTTCATCTGGGGCAATAATGAAATACCTATGGCTTCTTTCATTTCGCCAAAGCGCTCAGTCACAATGGCCAGTTGCCCTGCATAAGTCTCAGTGTTAGCAGCTGCCGCGCCACCAAATAAGCGTGTTAGTTCGCCCTGCACAAGGTTAAAGTCTTTGGACTTCTTGATCGATTCATCAAGTGGAATGCCAAGTTTTGTAAGTGCACCAAAGTTGCCATCATAGGCCTTGGCTAGTGTAAGCGAAACAGTTGCAAGATCCTTGCCAGTCGCCGCTGAAATGTCTAGCGCTAGATTGTTTAATTTCTGCGCCTGTGTAACATCACCAGTTGCCCGCGATAAGGTGCCAAGTGACTCACGCAGTTTGACATCAGATACGCCGTACCTAATCTGGGTAGCGCTGACATACTTTTCAGTTGCTGCAATCTGTTCATCAGTTGCGTTGGTTGTATTTTTTAGCGCAACGGCCAATAGTTTTTGGCTTTGCTCATCCTCAATTGCAGACTTAACACCATCTACACCTAATTTGATTGCGTAGGCGCCAGCGGCCACGCCAGCAAGTGCAAAAGACTTGGCCATAGCTTTTGAGTATTTGCCAATCTTCTTACTGAAAGACTTGGTGCTATCGTCAGCAGTTGCAAGGCTTCTATTAAATTGGTCTACATCGGCAAGCAGATTAAGTTTAAGTGTTCTAACGTCAGCCATTTTCATCCCATTTCTTTATGACTTGGCGCTCTACGGATTCTTTCCATCGGGCAGTGATAGTTGGTTGAATCTCTTTCAGCTTCTTAAAAATGCCATAGCCTATGTTGCCGCGACCCGATGAATCTGAGCGCTCTGGGAATCGGCGGCCACCGTTAGCAAAAGGCGCTGGCCCACCAAATTCAGATCCAAATAACACTTGGCCAGATACCGCGCCGCCACTAAAACGGCCTTTACTGCCACCGATTGTAACGTTTGGAATCTTATCTTTATTGGCTCGGATTGTGGCTGCCACCTTTTGGGCTTGTGCCGGGTAAGGGTTCATTGTGTAACTGCTCTGTAACTCTGTCGCCGACCATGCACTGATGCTTGTCACATCATCCTTGAGGGCTTTTTTTGAGCCCTCATCCATTTCTCTAAATGCTTTGTAAAGGTTTCGCAAGTCTCTTGAGTCAGGTTGGATCTTGACTGTTGATCTTTCAGCTGCCATGTCCATTCCTTTCCCGTATCAGCGTGATTGCTGTGTTAATGTCTGCGAGCGACCAGTCTTTAAGATCCGCCAAGGGTATGCCAGTTGATACTGCGATTCTCACCAGTACATCCCTTAACTCTCTTTTGGGCTATCCTCGACCACCTCAAAGGTCTCAAACTCATTGATAACCCAGGATTGCTGAGTGGGTAACAGTGTCTTGCCCAAGGCTTTGGCGGCCTTAAACAACATACAAGTAATCACATCCAGCGAACCTTGGCTCATCTTTTCAGCTGCCTGGCTGACTGTGTAGCCAAGCTCACGCTCAATCTCGACCCAAAGCCAGGCTGACTCATCGCTCACTATGTAGTTATTGCCCTGTTT